ATGTAGCTAGACTTTCTGTTTTTATACCAGACATTAATCTAGCATCAGGTCCTTTAACTGATACTTGGTGTTTACCTAATTTAACATCTGCTTTGGAAATATCTGAAGATTTACCTGTAACTGATTTCCATAAATCAGAAGTCGCCCCATGTCCTTGGCCAGCTGGACTACCACTGGTAGATATTTTTCGTACTTGTTTTCTAAAATTTTCTAGTGTTTTATCATCTGTTTTCCACTTCGTATCTTTTTTCGCTACAGCTAACCAGGAAATAAAACCTGGAGAGGCTTTAAGTTCTTTTACTGATGATGAATTGGCACAAGCGACGATAACTTGTTCAAATTGAGTAGAAGCTGAGGTATCTCCTTCTAATAACATTCTGTCTAAATCAATCCCAAAACTCTCTAATGTTAAATCAGGTTCTAATGAGGTCTTTGATAATCTATAGAGTTCATTTCCTAATCTAACTCCGAATACTGTGTCTGACGGATAATGGGCTCCAGCTACTTGTCTACTAAGTCCGATTCTTTCACCGATCTCTAACACATTATTTCTGTGTTCTAGTGGCATCATGTCAGCTACTAATTGAGCGACTAGACAACCTTGTGTGGCGTGTCCAGATGGATATGATGGTGTGTTTGATGTTTTTAAAGGATAGTTTGTTAGTGGTAGTCCTAGGTGTTTAGCCAATACAGCGGGTCTAGGACGATTGTAATGGCGTTTAAGAGACAATATAATCGGATGTGTCTGTTTGACTAGTTCTTTTAGTCTTGTTGTGTCAAGTTCTATTCCGTACTCGTCAGCGTAGTCTTTGAATGGTTTAACGACTTTAAGATCATACATGATCATTTCGTTTTCCCATTCAGTTCTTTGATCTATAGCTGAAGCTAAGAACTTTAATTCATTTTTTACTTCGTGTGAAGAATTCTTAGGAAAAGACATTCCCATCCAATCTTCTATATTGATAAGATCAAAATCCGGGTATGGACTGAGTAATTGTTTTTTTCTTTTGGGACTTAATCCTACTGGATGGCCGAGACTATTAGTAGTATCAATTGTATGGTCTTCGTTTATTAATTGCGAGAAGGTCTTCATAAGTAGTATTTATGTCAATACTATTTTTGAATTCTGTGTTGTGATAAGAACTTTTCTATCTTTTCGATAGAATCTGAAAGTTCTTTTTGATGTTCTTCGTTCTCATGAAGCTTCTTCAAAGCTATGAGTTCTTTCTTCAGATCGACTTTATGTCTTAGAAGTTCTACAAGAGACTTAGATTTTATAGTTCCCTTGTCCTTAGAAGTTATATTCATTTAATTGTTTAATTGTATCATCGGCTGTAGTGTGAAGTATTCCTATACCACCAGCTTTGATCCACAAATCTATATTTTTTTCTCTGTCGTCAATCAACACAGCTTTCTTATGAGCAAACGCTGCTTTTTGACTACCTTTGAAAGTGGGTATGATTACCCAACTATCTGTACAATGTTCTTTGATCCATTCAATCTTGTCTTTAATGACTAAAGTTCTATTAACAGTACCAGCGGCAGTTAATATCTCTGTATGAATACCTGAATTTAAAGCCCAATCAACTAGTTTCCACGCGTCGGGTAGAGGTTTTAAGTTTCTGAACAAATGTTTAGATGTCAATTCTCTTTTCTTATTATCGTACACATCAGATACACCCTTAAGGTCAATCTTATGCCCTAACATTTCTTGTAATCCTAACTCGAAGTCGGCTAATACACCGTCCATGTCAAGAAACACTTGTCTAATATCTTTATCACTCATATTTTTTCCTCTTTATTATCAATCCTATGTACATAGTATAACATTAATGTACCCGTGGAATCAAGTTTAATATTTAAAACTCTGTGTATTCTCTGATTTGATTCTTTTACCTGTATCAGTCTGATCCATGATCGGTCCGATATCAACTAACTCATCTTGAGCGGATTGTTCACAATCGTATAGTCTCATCTTCGATCTATCAACACCCAATACGAATCTCTTATGAAACGAAGGATCGTTATATCGATTCTTTAACTGTTTAACCATGATCTGATCTAGTTCTTCTAAATCTTCTGTAGATATCAACGCGAACATAAAGTCAGCTGTTGCCGGTAATCCGAATGATTCTGAAGTATCTTCAAGTCCTACATCTGTAGATACAAAACCTGTTCTGTTTGTCTGTGTTGCCGACATGATCGGTACATCAAATTCAACTGCTAGTCCTCTGAGTTCTTCCGCGATACTTTTAATGTAAGTATACGAATTAACATTACTCCCAGGTCTTACTCTGAATGAAGCACAGATATTTAGATAATCAATAAAGATAATATCAGGTTTGAATTCTCTCTTTAAATCTAGTTCTTGTAATAGATGTCGAATGTGTCCACTATGTGCTGTCGCTGTCGGATATTCTTTAATGATCAATTTACCTTTAGTCTTCTCTCTGACTCGATTGATCTTCTTCTCATACATAATCTTCGGAAGATCACTTAATTGATCTAATGATATGTCTAGTAGATTCGCGTCAATTCTTTCAGCGATCTTTTCTTCTGCCATCTCCATAGTGATGTATAATACATTCTTACCACGAAGTAATGATGACGCTGCGGCGTGACACATAAATAATGATTTACCAACACCAGTACCTGCCATACAGATATTCAATGTCTTATTCGGAAGTCCACCTTTAGTGATCTTATTCATTAAGTCTAAGTCAAAAGGAACTCTCTCTTCTTCTCTGTGCATGAACTCATATCTTTCATCCCAATCTTCAATAAAATCATGACCGATATTACTATCGAAAGAAACCGATAAAGCTTCTCTTAGAATCTCAGGTATCTCACCTTTCTGTCCTTCTTTGTCTTGAATGATCGCGATAGAACTCATTACACCATTGTATACTGCTCTGTCTTTACACCACTTCTCCGTTGAATCGAGTAACCACTCGTCAGGTGTCTGTGTTGTATCTTGTTTGATTTCTCGTATCAGTACCATTGTATCTGATATAAGTTGTTGATCTATACCCTCGATCTCATCAATATCAATGATGAGAGCTTCAGGTGTAGGTGGTGTCTGATACTTTAAGAAATACTCTCTGACTTGTTTAAAGAGGAATTCTTCATCTCGTTCTTGAAAGAATTCGCTCTTAATGTAAGGTAAAGTTTTTCTTACGAATTCATCATTCTGTATCAGATTCTTCAGTATCGTCTGTTCTAGTCGTGTTGCCATATTTAAATTCTTCTTTCGCTGCTTCGTTAAGTTTGTCTAATATTTCAGGTGTGAAATACTTCTCGGGATTGTTGTTAATTGTTTTACCAAATTGTGTTGTACCATCAGGTAATTCTACTCTAGTAGATGTTTGTTTAAAGATACCATACTTGATCGCTAAGTCTAACAATCCATAGTATCTATCTAATCCACTTTCATAAGATAACATTACATCAACCATTTTGTTCTCAATAGTAAGTCTTGATTTCTCATTCTTACAATGAACAATGTTTCCAATAACATCTTTTCCATCTTTTTCTTTTTTCTTAGACAAGAATACAATCGATGACGCCGCGTACTTAAGACCGGATCCTCCACCCATTACCTTCTTCGCGAATAATCCCATTTCATCATAAGTATGATTTGTTACGATTAACGGAACTCCAGCTCTTCCTAGTTTGAGAGTCAATACTCTGAATGTACCTTTGACTAACTGTGCTCTAGTCATGTCTTTAGTCTCTGCTCCAGATGCTGTGTCATCAATCTCTTTAGTAGTTGATAACATACCTAATGAATCAAGTACAAAACACATCTTCATGTCTGACTTATCCTTAGTGTATTGATCAAGTATCTTGATCGATTGAGTTCTAAACTCCTGTACTGTCGTTACAGGTACAATGACGATTCTAGAAGAATCAATTCCTCTCTCTTCAATCATGTCTTTTGTGATTGCACTTTCAGATTCAAAATAGATAACCGCGGAATCAGGATTATCGTTTAAGAATTGTTTACACATTCCTAGTGCGAAGAATGTTTTACCTGTCGCTGATTCACCAGCTAATGCTGTGATCTTGTTGTTGGGTAATCCATCGTATATTGAACCAGACAAGAGTGCGTTAAAAATATAAGAACCTGTATCAATGTATCCACTGACATCGGCTGCTTGTACTCCGTCTTCTACAATAGAAGCGAACTCATTACCTGTTGTTTTTATTAAGCTTTTCAAATAACTCATTATATATTATCTCCATAATTTATTTATTTATTTCTATGATTTTTCCTCA